GTCTGGGTCAAATGCAGTGCCTTTGGAACGTTCTTCGTCCATTTCAGGCTTGGCACCTTTGCGCAACATGGCAAAATCGTTGGCATCTAGTTTGCCATTTTTGTTCATGTCAATTTTCTTTTGCTTGGGGCTCAACGCATTGCGCATGGCTTCGGCAGCCACATCACCCAGCATCTCGTCAACTTCTTTTTTGGCGCCAGCAATCTTGTCGGCAAAAGTGATTTTGTCTGCAGGCGGTGCCAGGGCAGCAAATGATTTTTGTTTTGCTGGACTCAATTTTTCTTTGACTTGTTGTGGAGGCACGGGCTTCTTGCCTGTGACAGCGGCACCCGACTTGCGTTGTAAATCTCGACGCATGTCTTCGTCCGAGCCATGACCAACCAGTTTGTTGATGCCGCCAGCAACTCGCTTGCCAACACTCTTGACTGTGTCCATGACACCTTCGTCTACTTCTTTGTTGTCATACTTGTCATATTTTTTTCTAACGGGGTCCAGTGCCTTGCCTTCACGGCCAGCCTTGGCCAGGGCCTCCATACCTTCTTTGCCATACTTTTCATAGCCTTTGGCAGCACGGCTCATGTCACGCTCATTCAACTGCTGGTGTGTGACTTCGGGAGTGGCACGGATGCCGTCTAATTTTTTGTTTAAATCGTAAAAGAAACTCATTTGTATTATCCTCTTGGGTTGGCGCTAGTGGCTGGCTTAGCAGGGCGATTGATCTTGGTCATTGGGCTGGTGTTGCCCGTTGGAATATCATTTGTGGTTCGAGCAGGAGGTGTTTTGCCCCCAGCAATGGTAAAGTTACTGCGGTATGCATTTTTCAACACAGCATGATCATAAGGACCAGTTGAGTAGTCTTTGCTCAATGCACGTTGTTCGGCATCGGGTGCAGGATAATCTGTGTCATCCAACAGGTCCTTGTTCTGTTCATCAATCTGTTCGTACTCTTGTACCAATCCATCCACGTGTGGTGTGGTCTGCATCACAATGTGATTGGGATCAAATCCCATCAACTGTGCCAGCTGTTTGATCTGTGGTTCAATGGCTGGGTACTTGAAGATGACATCAAACATTGTGACTGAGTCATTTTTGTTGTTGGGAAAGTCAGTGGGGACGATCTGTATAGGAGTGGTCTTGGGCTCGCCCATCTTTACAGGATCAAATTGATCCAACTTCTTTTTCAACTGTGAAATCAAATCGCCGGACGGTTTGCCCAGCATTTTGATACGATAGTTGTATGTACGTTCGCTTTCGGCGAGGTAATGTGCAAAATTTTTCATATCAGGTTCCTGTAACATATTTATTCTTTTTTGTCATTTTGATCTTTGCCCAGTATTCGTTCCAGCAGATCATTACGACTCAGCACCATGCCTTGTGCTGTTTGCATGGCTTCACTAGTGCCCGCATCTGCTGCCTTGGCGTCAATTACACTTTGCTGTTGATCCAGTCGCATCTTCTTCAACTGCAAGTCAATCATTTTGAGTTTTTTGTCCATTTTGGCTGTTTTTGCTGTGATGGCATGGCCTAGCATGTTGCTGGCCACTGAAAATATTTCACTGGCAAATCTACTATCAACTTGCATGCCCAGATCCATCAAGTCATTGTAACTGCTTTTGGCCAGCTCTGCTAGATTATCCATTTCTTCGTCATTGGCTTCCAAACCTCGCACACCGGGCAGGGCTTGATCAATTTTGTCTATGGTATCGTCTAGGGTTTGCAGTTGTGTGCGGAAATCTTCCACAGGTGGTAACGCAGGCTCTACAGTTTTTTCTGCCGTGGGCAAATCAAACAATTCTTCTAATTTCTTAGTCATGCCCTATTTATGGGTCAAGACTTGCCGTTGTGAAACATATCGTTCTCAGTAATGACTCTAAAAGTCAAACCGTTGTTTCTAGCCCACTTGGTGGCTGCATCCCATTTACTGTAATTAATTGCCACAATGGCGCGGTCTTTGTTGCTCATTTTTGACTCAATCACACTCTGCTTTTTGGGTTTGATTTCAATCAACTCTGCTTTCACAGTGTTGTTGCGTGTGCGGTATGTGATTAGAAAGTCTGGAATGTACTGTGTCATCTTGCCTGTAAGTGGATGACGATAAGGTATGGCAATACTCTCACTTGCCCACTGCAACACATTGTCATTGGTGTCACAAAACTTCATAAAGCTGAGTTCCCAACCAGATCTATAACGAGGTGTGCCGTTGCCCACGTACTTGGCACGGTTGATCACAGTGTAAGGACCTTGTGCCCAGTGGCTCATTGCAGTACGTTTCTGGCTTGATAAAAATTGGGTGTTACTGCTGTTCCTACACCCAGCAAGGTGGCTCGACTACGAATACTATTGAGATAATAGGCCAAACTGGCGCTGAGATCTACACCATTTTGACCTTGAAATTCTTTCAACAGTGTCAACGCAGGAATACCCGTGTTTTGTGCCACTCTAAACAGGCTCATGGTAAAGTTGCCTGCGGCTTGACGAGTGGTCATCACACTTAAAAAATAACTGTGTACCACATCATACTCGTTGGCAGGTACATCTACTTCATAACTGTAAAATTGATCAAACAGTCTCACTGTGAGATCTTTGTTGGGGTTGGTATAGTTTACGGTGCTCATGATTTAAACGGCGCTTTGGCTCCTGCGTTGTCTACCCCTCGACCAGTCACTGGCGCAGCCTGTGGCGCAGTCTTGGGTGTGGGGAACAACCAGCCATCAGCCTTGTTGGCCACTTGACGTACTGCACCTGGCAATCCTTGTTTGAGTGTTTCGGTGCCCAAGGCCACTGCTTCACTGGCTGCAATACTGCCAAGATTTTTACCTTTGAATGTTTTGCTGAGTCTGGCAGCTTTTTGCGCTGCGCCAATGTAGCCCAGAACTGATCCGCTTTGCAAGTCACCAAGGATTCCGGCACCTGCATCCAACAATCCGCCCTGACCAAACACTGTGGCATTGGCACCAGGTCTGGCAATGGGACTAACAGTTTTGTCATAGTGTGCGTCTGTAGCAAAACCTTGTACGTTGGGATCGCCGCCTGATTGTGCTCGACCCAAGGCACCTGAATAAAATTTCACAGTTTCATACGCAATGGTCATGTTGTTTTGCATGATGCCACTGCCTTGAGTGTAATCGTATTGATCTCCGCCCCAGGAAGTGATCAGTGGATTGATCAACACATACTCAGCAAACTTGCGCTGGTCCATGCCGTAGATTCTAATGTCTCTAAAGAACGGCGGTTTGCCAGTGGTGCCAGCCATATTGCCATCGTTGTATGCTTCGCCAATGTAGCCCCAGTCATTGACATTGCCAATTCTTTGACTGTCATAGATGTCTCTATCGTTGTAACCAAAGCCGGCTGTTCGCAGTGAACTCACACCATTAGTACCATTGTTGTTGTTGGGATCTAAATATCTTTGTGTGGGATCTTTGTAGTAGTAACTCATGTAGTAGTACCACAATTTGCGATTCAAGTCATTGCTGGTGTCATGAAATGTCACATTGATAGGATCATAATTGATTTTTTTCTGTATGATTCTTTTGCGATTGTATTGATTCAGTGTGTCTGTCTCAATTTGAAATTTTGGTAAATCAATGGTTTTTACCGTGAGACTGAGATTCATTATGTCATCACTACTGAACACACTGTTCAAAAACGGAATCTCTGCGACATTAAGTGTGAAGCTGACATGAAAAAGAAACTTGTATCTGGGTTTGAGTTCAAAAGCGTTGGTGGTAAATGTACGACTTGCGTGTTGATAATCACGCAAGACGTTGTTGCCAATGAATCCACCAACAAGCTGTTTGCCAAAACTCTTGAAGTCTACGCCTTGGGTGACTCCTTTGAGGAAGTCTTGTCCAAATGCCATATGTTAGGCAGCCTGGCCTGCGCCTGTTACTACATCGCCAAGAGTTCTACCAACGCTTGTGCCAACTCCAGTGCCTTCAGGCGTTTGATTAGCGTTGTCGTAGGCAACAGTCATTTCAATTGTGGCTGCTTCGTTTGAACCATAATTTAAATCACCATAGTTGGCGGCTTTCAAATAGCAACCATACAGTTCCCATGTTTCCAGTACTACGGGTTCGTTGGCACCATTGCCACCATCCAGTACTTCAACCTTGGTTGTGAACTTGTAGTCAATGCCGGACGCAGCACTGCTCATTTCCAAAAAGTCCATTTGCTTCTGCAATTGTTCACCAATCAATCGGCTCACAGCACCTGATGCATCATCGCGCAGACTGCATGTGACATCAGCCCAGGCATGACGTCCTGCCAATTTTAAGGTTGAGTTATAAATTGGCAATGCAATTTCTTCAAACGTCAAATTGGGTCTAGCAATGTTTACAACCTGTTTGGTTAGTTCAGTTCTTGGTGTGCTAACACCAAAGTTTTCAAACATCACTCTAAAGCGATATTTGAGTTTGGGCATCAACAGACCTTGGGTGGTCGAGCTTTGATCGCTGGCCAAGGGTACTGTCATTCTCTGTAATGATGAAACTGCCATTTGTTATATCTCCTGTTGTTTTATTTACCTGAAATGGAGGCTCAGTTTTGAGCCCCCTGTTTCATCATGCTGCTGCTACGCCTGAAATTTCTCCAGTGTTCTTGATACGCAGTGGAATATAGATAAATTCCACAGCTTTGACCGGTTCAATTGCGATGTCCACATATAACTCGTTGCGGTCAATTCTTGCGGGTGTGTTATTGCTCAAATCGCAAACAACCAAATAGTCATAAATGGCACGTTTGGCAATCAAGTCAATCATCAGGCTGTTGATGGTGTTGGTGATTTCATTGCGAGTGATCTGATCATTGGGTTCAAACAAGTACTGTTTGCCAATTTCTTCAAGTCGTCCACGCAAGAACACAATCAATCTAGCAACGTTGATACGATCCAGGGCTGTGGTCAGTCCTTGACGTGTTTTGTTGCCAAAATTGGTGATGCCAATGCCTGGGATAAAGGTAATTGGATTGATATTGTTTTCGTACAACACATCACGTATACCTTGTCCCACGGCAGTCTGAACAAACTCACCTGTGGTGGATTCAATGTAGCCAATGGTTTCAGCATTGTCAATCACCCCGCGACGTGTGCCAGCTGGTGCCAACCATGGATAACTCACTGCATCACTGCGTAGTATGGTGCGAACCATCATGTGTGTTGGTGCTGTTACAACTGTATTGCCTGACAAATCTGTGGTCTGGCATGAGGGATAGAACACAGCAGCATAGGCTGAACCAATGGTGAGTCCGTCTTCAGTTGGCAAGCCCAGGCCGCCGTTGTTGGTGGCATAGTTCAACAAATCTGTGCCGTTGGCTCCCAGGCGCATTGGAGTGTCACCCAGCACAAACAGTGTGTTAGCACGTTCGTTGCTGAGCGCCACCATGTTTACTGCCAATTCAGGATATCCTGTAGCAGCAATCAAGTTGAACTGATTTTGTTCTTCTCGTGCTGCTAGACTGGTGTCAATGCCCGATTTCATTGCAGCCACAACCATTTTGCGTTGTGCTTGACGGCCAGCATACATGGCACCATTGTCCTTGTTACCTGATGCTGTGAGCCATGTGCTCTTTACAGTAGGCAATGTATCATCAGGAAATGTGGTCGAGTTAAAATAATTGTTTTGGAAACTCTTGACATTGTATCCTGATCTGCGTGTGTTAAACAACAACATACCCTGGGGGTACAGTGCAGGATCTGGTGCATCCAGGTCCAGGTAGTTGCTGGTCAACAAACTCACAATTGTGGGAAATGGATCTGCCACAGGGTCGGTTGTGCCGTTTGGTGCCCAACGTGCGTCAGCAAACAAAATACCATTTGATGATGTTTGATCAGTGGTGTCTACTGCAACCCACTGATCAACGCTGCTGACTTGTTCCCAACGATACAACAACGGATAGTTTTCCAAATCACTTGAATCAATCCATAGATCACCGTATTCTAATGCGCTTTCGGCTGTGTTGTTTTGTGTTGTGGGAGCCGTGGCAGCCACAATGGGTCCTGCGGCATTGGTCAATGTCAAATTGAATCCGCGTGTATCATTGGTGACGTTTTGATATCCAACCCAACTACCATTGTTTTGAATCATGATATCCACATCATCTACACTGCTGTAGTACCACAAACGTCCATCTGCTGGATCTTGATCAGGTGCAGTGTCGTTGGCTGTGTAGGTGAATGTTGGTACTGTGACCCAATTGCTCAGATCAACTGCACCACCGGCTTGGTCTGGTCTGCAGAAGGTGGTCCAAGAAGATTCTGGTAAAGTGTAACTGGCCACAAAACCTGCTGTGGTTACAGGTGTGCCTGTAATGTTGACCAGTACCATACTTCCGCCTTGGCTGTGAGTAAACACAATATTTCCAGCACTGTTTACACTCGCACTCACATAAGGTATGTTGGCTGCACTGACTGCTGTGATAAAACTTGCAACACTGGTTCCGGTCAAAGTCACTGTGGTAGGAGTATCACCTGCTGTGGAAGAACCAGCTTGGGTAGAGTAAACTTGAAATGTATTGCCAGCAACAAACAAACTGTTTCCATTCAGTCCAGGAGTAGTATTTCCTGTTACCACTGTGGCGCCCAGTACTGCTCTTTCCAACAACAAGAAACTGGCATTGCTGTCTGGGCTTGTGTCAAATAACAAACTGTTATATTGCAAATAAGTAGTGCCCACAGCAATATTTTTACCACCACCTGTCGGATCCAAATTAAAGGTAGCCAATTCATCATTTTCATACACATTGGTAGTCTGTTGTACAAAGGTATCTAGTGCAGCACTGTATACTTTGACTTTGATACTCATACCATTGCCGGCAGTGCTGAGATTTTGCCACACACTGCCGGTTGGGGCTGGATTTACTTGTCCAGTGGCCCAGCGTGGTGATTGATAACTGTAACCTGGGAAGTAATTTGGTGCGCGATATCCAGTTGTGGTCACCAAGGTTGAACTGGCAGCAATGCCCAGTGTGGTCAACAGTGAAGCGCCGCTGTTGGGACCAGGTTCAATGCCAACGACACCACCATCATCAGTGGATCCATCGTTGGTGGCTTCTGAGGTTGCGAACAGTGTGAGTTTGTTGCTGATAGAAGCAGCATACACCCCCAGGATAGCAGCATTGTTAATGGCTGTGGCCAGCCCTGCCACACTCAATGCCGTGCCGCCTGCGCCAACAGTAACAGTTGTTCCGTTGATAATCATATTGAAGCCAACAGTCAATGCGCCTGACACTGAGTTTGTGCCTTGCACTGTGGGCCAAGATGTTTTCCAGTCATCGCTGCCAACTTGTACCCAAGTATTATACAAACTGCTGAGATAAGTGCTGGTCGTTTCTGCACTGGTAGGACCACCACGTTTGTAGTAGTTGATGTTGCTGATGCCCACTGCACTCACAGCATAATCTCCAATGCTGCCAATCGTCTGCAATGGTGCCCAACTGACCACATCGTCGTAATCAGCA